TTTTTTTTTCTATGATTAGGATTTTTCTTAACCTATTTTCTCATTGTTCTTCGTCACGTCAATCACGCAATGATAGTAGACCTTACCATCAATGTACCATCTACGGAATATCTCAAATCCCTTGTTTGAAAAATCAAGCAATCTAAGAACATTCTTATACTCATTTAAAACCTTATATTTTATATTATCAGAAATTTCTGTAATATTATCAAGATTTAACTCAACGCATTTCTTTTCATCGTCAAAAACCATCGAATCATTTATTATGTCTTCAATGGCCATATCCACTTCCGGATACAATGACATAGAACGATACTGCTGAACAAGCATGTTCTCGTTCTTATAATTACTTCCGAAATCATATACGGTGGAAAGAAAACCACCCGCATCGACTACGATACTTCCATCATAGTCGTCGGGTGGTACAAACGAGGGGTTTGTTTTCTGATCCGTTACAGTTGGCTGTATTGGATCGTCCTGTCTTTTACCGAATGCAAATCCAAATAAATTGTCTATAAAATTGGCCATACATTATATATATCTCGCGATTTTGGGTTATCTTCCAGCTGCTGCTGTTTGTGGTTCCCAGAAATCGTAAGCCATTGTTACGGTAAACTCTGCAAACTGATTTTCCGAATCATATGAAAGATCTAGTGGGGACATTTCAACTGGGAAGCAGTTGATCATCTTGATGTGCTTCGAGTAGCTTGATGGCTCCTGTGAAGCACCAGTTCCCTGTCCAGATGAGTCGTCGTAATAGATGTCCCAGTTGGTAACATAGTTGTAGTTAACAACGTGTGTATCTCTGGTATCCATTGCTTCGATCCAACGTTCGAAACCAGCCTTGAGGTTGTGCGATGATTTACCACCGGAAGCTTCGTATACGACGATGCTCCAGTCGCCATAAACACGTTCCCCAGAGAACTTAACAGTTCTACCTTGCCAGAGGACTGGAATGACACCGATTGCCGAAGCTGGTGTCTGGGAAGCTTTGCAATAAATTGTTTGAACTAGATTCAAATCCAAGTCATCGGCAATTCCTGCTGGATATGAGAAATTGACCATGAAGCGGTTTGTTCTTACGCCGAAGAAGTTTGCTCTAAACTGTGATAAGCTATTTGGCATGTTTACTCTACTCCTTTTTGTCTATCAGAGTGTAGCTGTTAGACTCTTATTTGTGATTGTGATCTTGATGAAGTTGATCGATGGAATTGCCTTGATTAGAATGTCAGCAACGAATTGACGGGCCTGAACTACCGATGGTGGATTGTTGCTTTCGTCGCATACGATCTTATAGTCGGTTACGCCGCTCTGTGCTTTTACGTTTCTGAGAATTGCATCAGCACTGGTCAAGAATCTATTTCTGGAAATAGAGTCATTCTGTTCGAAGAGAATCGTTCTACCAAGTTGACCGAGAACTCTTCTTAAGTAGATTACAAGTCTTGCGACATTTACCGCGTCAAGTGTGCTGGCGTTATCTACAAGATATGTCTTATCTCCGAATAGAATCGTTCCTTCCCCTGGGAATGTGACGATTGGGTTGATGTCATTATCGTATAGGTAATCCTGTTCAGTGTCAGTAAGTGATTTTGTAAGAGAGACGACATTTAGAATCTGACCTCTCTTTGTTCCTGCTGGAGAAATCCATGGGAACGAAACTCTATCGGTTCTGGCAAAGCAACCAGCGACATCTGGGGTTAGAATTGTCTTGATGAATGTATCGGCATCACCTGAAAGGTTAAGCTGATTTTTCTCACCATAAACAGACATGACAAATGGGCTTGTATCTGCATTTAGGCCAAGTAGCGTTATACCAGTAGCAGCCCATGTTAATGTTGAAGCTATGGTTGTGATCATCGGCTCGGTTACAGCAAGAACACCGAACACTGGTGAATCCTTATCTTGCTTGGTGTTTAGATAATTGATAAGCTTTGGATTTCCAGCAGTTACACCAGCAAATGCAACGTCGATGTTCAACGATTCATAGCCGGATGTATTTGTTGTGGATGTAAATCCAACATAGCACGGAGAACCATATTGTAGATAATTGTTGACCGCATACCATTCATTGGTCCAGAATGTTACGCCGTTATTCTTTAGATTTGCGGCGATAAATGTCAAACCACTTGCTCCACCAAGATTATATGCTGTTTGTGTAAATGTCTGAAGTCTACCAACCCAGTCTCCTGGTGTTTCTACCAGATAATATCCAAGAGCCTTTTCTGCGGTTGTTCCAAAAATTCCAAGTCCACCACCCATTGTAGTCCCACCAACAGCATGGGAAATCATAAGTCCTATGGTTGGTGATGGTGGTTCTGCCGTTGGAATTACTATTGAGTCATCTACGACTGTTAATGTTACATTTGGTCTAGCCATGTTTTCTCCTTGTTAATA